CGCAGGATGTGAAGGATGTCGATGCCAAGAAAGGCATCGTCACCGGATACTTCTCTGCCTTCAACATAAAAGACTCCGATGGTGACATCATCGTTCCGGGTGCCTTCCAAAAGTCACTCAATGAGTGGTTCCCGAAAGGCAGGATCAAGCACCTCTTGAACCATGACCCGCGGCAGCCGCTGGGCAAGATCAATGAGCTGAAGGAAGACTCTTACGGCCTTTACTATGAATCACAGATCGGCACTCACACGCTCGGTCGCGACTTCATCAAGATGGTCGAATCTGACCTGGTGAAAGAGCACTCGATCGGCTTCAACGTGAAGGGCAGCAGGAAGGGCAAGGATGCCAATGAACTCTATGACGTAGTTTTGTATGAAGGAAGTTCTTTGACGAGCTGGGGCGCGAATGAATACACGCCAATGCTCGGACTTAAATCAATGGATGCAAGGATTGAAAGGGTCAAGAAGCTCGAGAAGTTCATCAAGCACACTGATGCTACGGATGAAACCATCGAACTTCTGATGCTGGAGATTAAGCAGCTCAACCAACTCATCGAAGATTTGAGTAGCAAGTCGGCAGTCGCAGAGACACCGGCAGAGCCAAAAGTCGAGGTCGATGTAGCTAAAAATGCTGCCAATGCACTCGATATTTTGATACTCAAACATTTTTAAACAATTTTTACAATCGTACCAAAATGGAAGTAAAAGACATCGTCAGTGCGCTCGATCCGAAGCTCGCTGAAATCAAAAGCCAGGTGAGCGCAGAAGTCGCTGCACTGGAAGTTAAGCATGCTGCAACCGTAGCACAACTGAACGAAGATGCCCAGAAGAAGGGCGAAACTCTCGGCGAACTGCGCGAGAAGATCAATGGCCTGATCGCCGCCAATGGCAAGATCAAATCCGAGATGGAAGCTGATGCTTTCGGCGGTGACCGTCAGAAGTCTTTGAAGGCTGGCATCATGGACATCGTGGCCGCCAACTTTGAGGCCATCAAGAATGAGCGTGCTTTCGCATCGACCAAAGATGTCGGAACGATGACGCTGACCAACAACCTGACCGGCACAAGCCAGATCAGCTACACTGACAACCCGATCCTGCGCAGCTTCTTCAGCCCGCATCTCTACAACATCTTCCGGATCATCCCCACCGCCACCGGCAACGTGACTTTCCCCCGCGGGAACACTGCCATCGGTGAAGGTTCGTTCGGAACGCAGACCGAGGGCAACCAGAAGGCCCAGGTTGACTACGATGTAACGATGGTGAATACCTCCGTTCCCTTCGTGGCCGGTTACGCCAAGGTCAGCCGTCAGATGTTGCAAGACCTTCCCTTCCTTCAGGCCTATCTCTCCCAGTCTCTGCTGGAAGATTGGAACCGCCGCGTGAACAACTCGTTCATGGCCTCCATCACGGCATCTGCCACCGCCGGCAGCACCTCTGCCACTCCGGTTGCCGAGCGTATCATCGACTACACTGCGCAGCACCTGGCTCTCGGCCTCGGTCAGCCCAATGTGATCCTGACCACGCATGCAGTCTGGGCAAGCGTTCTGAAGACCCAGCCGACAAATGGCTCTTACGGTGTTCCGGGTGGCATCACCATCGGCGCACAAGGCGAGACGCGCAGTGTTGGTATCCCTCTCGTGCCTCACAGCCAGATCGTGAGCGGCAAGATCTATGTCATGAACACCGATGCTTTCGCAATCGCCCAGGCCTCCGGTCTGGCAGTTCGTAGCACCGAGTTCGATCAGGATGACTTTGTTCGCAACCTGGTTACCTACCGTGCCGAAGCCCGTGTTGCTCTGCTTTCCTTCCAGCCTACCGCTGCGATCTACGGAAGCGCCAGCTGATCCGACCTCTGATAAATACAAAGGGAGTGAGGCCATGTGCCTTGCTCCCTTCTTTGCTTAACACACAAACACACACTATGCCAATCGGCTCTTACTCTTCCTTCCGTGACATCATGCGTCAGGTCTTGATGCACTCCCCAAAGACCATACTCGATCTTGGTGTAGGGCATGGCATAAATGGCGCTGGCATCCGCAACTGGCTTGATGTAGGCGTAAAAGAAAATTACAGCAATACTTGCATCATTGGAGTCGAAGGATTCTACAACTACCACTCCCCGCTTTGGCTTTGTTACGACAAGGTGCACGACTGCACCATTCAACAATATTTGCAGTCATCTGATTTGAAGTATGACTGCGTCATGATGACAGATGTCCTTGAGCACTTCGACAAGGATGAGGGCAATGCAGTGATAAGCAAGATCGTGAACGATGTGCTGAATCCCGGCGGGATCCTCCTCATAAGCACGCCGGCAGTCTGGATCGAGCAGGGGGCAGCATACGGCAACGAATTGGAGACTCATCGCAGCCTATGGCACTTCACCGACTTCATCGGCATGCAGGGTGTTGAGATCATCAAGGATGGTCGTGAAGATGATATGGGGTATATGATGTTGGTCGTGAAAATCACCAAGCCATGAAACTGCTTAACTCCATCCACCTCTACCCACCGCAGCACACTTGCGGAGCGGAGTACATGGCACACTGGATCAACAAGGACATCAAAGCAAATGGCGGTGATGTGCGCGTCCTTCTGCATCAAGCCAATCATTATCGCATCAACTCTATGTACACGTATGACGGCATTGATGTGTTCCCTCCGGAGGAGATGATTATTGAGCGGCTCTTGACCTGGTCGGATGCCATCATGACGCATCTCGATTACACCGACTGGACCATTGGCATCGCGCAAGTGTTCAAGCGTCCACTCTTCCACCTCATTCACAATACAAGCACTTACCAGCGAATCGTTTGGGCAGAAGACCCGCAGTACATCATTTACAACTCCGAATGGGCAAAAGCACGACAAGATTGTTTTTTTCCATGTGTTTTGTTTTTAGTTCCTGGTTATGCCAGTGCAGTAGTGCAGTGCAGTGAGGCACTTTTCCTCTCTATATATATATATCTTTATTTTATTACTTTATATAAGATATAATAAATTTAACTGCACTAACTGCACTAATCGTGTAACTCGTTGAAGGTCAATGCGAACAGAGTGCAGTCAAGGTAGTGCAGTGATAAAATTTTGTATGCACTAAAATTGTCACACTGCACAAAATGACGTCCGGCGGTTAGAATGGTGGGTCTTCAAGGGTCTCTATGTCGGTTTTTAGTGCAGTCATGGAGTTTTCGAGTGCAGTCAAACCATCATTTTCAGTGCAGTCAAATTTAGCCAAGTGCACTGAAATGCGGATCCCTTTGGTGTTATTCCTGACCATCTCGTAGGCATATCCTGACTTCTCCAGGTAGGTATTCACCTTCTTCCCGAAGACCCGATCGGTCATATTTTTCATGCTGTACGCCTTGCTGACATACTGGTAAAGTGCCGACTTGTAGATGATCAGCTCCTGCTTATTCTTCCAATCAAAGGCTTTTGCCATGCTCTCGCTTGTGTCCTTCTTTAGGTCATAGGGCTTCAAAAGCTCACCGAATTGATACGCGCTGTCTGATGCCCGGCATGCCTCCATCGCCTGCTCCAAGGTCTCTATTAGGGCCTCCGGTACAAGGTTCTTGATGATCCTCTGTGCAGCGTTCCGCTTCATCGGTTCGCTGGTATAATTGACCACGCCATGATTGAGATAAAGCTGGATGCACTCAATCGCAAAGTTTACAGCCATCAGCTTGTCAGGATGCGGCCAATCTTCAGAGAAGAAGATGACATCCGGGAAGTCATCGCGGATGCTGCGGTGGCTTCCGTAGTGCTTCTTTATAGCCATCACAATGAATCGGTCTTTGTCAGAGTCGCTCTCAAGATTCGGCAGATAATTGGTTGTTATCATTATCTTGGGAGAATGCTTGAAAGGAATGGTGTAGCTCTTTTTCCCCTTCGATTCAACGAGCCAATCATCTGTAATAAAGTTGTAGAACTGGTTCATCAGCACGTTCGGTGCCGGGTCATTAAGGTAAAATACTTGCACCCCTGGCACAATCTGCTGCATCTTAAATTGGCTGTCACTCTTGTAGTTCCTGCCATCCTGCTGCACAGTCCAGCGGATCCACTCAATGAACTGCGCAATCAAGCCCTTCCCTGACCTTCCACGCGCCTCTTCCTGGTCTTCAACGTCCTCAATTATCATAAGAGCCTTGGCATAGTTCCGAAGCTTGTAATGGTGCAGGATATATCCAAGGCAAGACATAACATGTCGGCGGTGGTCATCATCCACCGAGACAAAGCCGATGAACTTGGCGAAGTCCCCGGTGCCTTGATGGCCTTTGTACTCGAAGTTCTTGATGTGACGGGCAAAAACGCATCCCGGCAGATCAGAGTATTTGACCAGCGACACATTGCCGGCAGAGATGCGCAGTGCGCCGTTGGAGAAATACATGTACGAGCAATCCTTCTCATCCCGCATCAGATCGCCATCAAAGTTGGGGAGTGCGCTCATGTATTTGAACACTGAAGGCATGAAAGCATGTAGCACCCGACTGCTCTGCTCTCCGTTGTAATTTGCTTCCACTTCTTCCCGGTATGCGCGAAGAATGTCTTTTTCATCGCATACATAGATTATGTTGTCCACCACCCGGATCAGTTCCACCACCGTGTCACTGCTTGCAGACATCCGCATCAACAGATTTTCCTTTTTGGGACTCCGGCCACTCATTCAGCCACTCACCATCTCGTGTTCTTTATTTCATGATGAAAAGAGATTGGAAGGCAGTCATGTCGTTCATCGGCGAAAAGGCTGAAGAGCTCGCCATAAGGCTGCCGGAGGTCACGCCGATGGCATTTGCCAATCCGGTGCGAGGGGGAGAAGTTTGGAAGGTGGAGGTGAAGGGCATTATTGAATGTGCCGAGAGGGCAGGCTTCTGCTGGATGCGGATGTCTGCAAGCAGTGACACGGTGGTGGAACTGATCCGGGTGGTGGACAATATCATCTATGTCTGCGATGAAAAAGACATTCTTCGCGCATACCGGGAATAAGTG